CCTTCTTGTTGGCTGCCGCGGGGGTGGCTGCGGTCGCGAATGCCTCACCCGCGTAGATGAAGCCGGACTTGCCGTCCGAGGCCGCGGAGCGCCCCATGTAGAACTGGGCGTTGACCGGGATCAGGATGTCGCCAGCAGCGATGGCCACGCTGGTGTCGTTCGTGATGTACGCGGACTGGCAGTAGCCGTAGCACTGCACCTTCCCATACGCCGAGTCCGCGATGTTCGCCGACGCGATGCCGACGAGCAAGGAAAGGGTGGCAGTGGCGGGTTTGCTGACACGGAGACCGTCGATGCTGGACGTGATGTCCCACACCACGGGGTAGCCCTGAGTGGCCTGGGCTCCTGCGACGTTGTACACGATCTGAAAGACCTTCTCACAGCTTGGGCCTGTCAAGCGCTGAAACATCATACGGATACGCCTCCTTTTGCAGCGGGTTCACTGACGGACAAGCGGGATTGCTTGTCCCGTTGATTTGGGTGGAGGGATTGCTGCCGGTCCCCTCCACCCGTTTTGCCGCGGAGTGCTACGAGGTCATCGCGGACTGGATCTTGCCCGCGACACCCTGGCAACGGCGATTCGTGACGGCGATTGTGCCCAGCCAGAGGAGCTGAGCCACCTTGGCGTCCTGGTTCTCCGGGCGAACGAAGCCGGTGGACGCGAAGTTGGTGCCCTTGTGAACGCGGATCTGGATGTAGTCGGTGTTGAGGAAGTACAGCGCGCCCGAGTTCGAAACCGGGATCGAAGCCTGGGTTCCGTTGCCTACGTCGGGAACCAGATCGTCCCAGGTAACCGGGACACCCTTCAAGGTGAAGTTGTCGAAGGGGATGTCGGCCTTCTGGTACGACACGTTCTGGTAGTACGAAGCGAGTGCACGTTCAATCGCCTCGTAGGTGAGCTGGTCACACAAGGCCAGGTTTGGCTTTTGCCCCCACTTCGAGCAGGTGTTGTTCAGGTTGCGGAGCCCGTTGAGGAAAGTGGCGTAGGTGGTGAGGGAGCTGAAGTCCTTGTACTGATTCCTCCACCAGGAGTAAGTGTTCTGGTTGATGTTGCCGATATTGACGCTTGCCGTGGGGTCGTAGGCGATCAACTTCGGGAGGGGGTCGATGAAGGTGCTGCCGTTGGACCCCGAGGTGTACGGGGTGGTGATGGCCGTCGCGGAGTTGACACCGTTTCCCTGGAGCAGGGCTTTGCCGAAGAACTCCTTGATGCCGATGGTGGCCTGTTCAGTCTTGGCCTCAAGCAGATCAATGAGCTTCTCGCTGCCCGAGTTCACTTTTTCCTCGTAACCCGAGATGACGATGGGGGCGGACGCCTGAACCCACGACCAAACCGAGGAAGTGATCCCATCGAGGGGGGTCACGTCGAGCTGGTCGTACTTGGAGTACGAGTCGCCTCCACCAACCGCGTACATCAACGGGGCGATGTAGTTGGCGCCGAGTTCGGTCACCTCCTTGTAACCCTTCGAGGACTTCTTCATGAGGAAGTACACGAGGGCGTTCATCAAGGAGATGTTGTCCTCCAGAGTGGGGCGATAGTTCTGGAGGGTGGAGGAAAGAATTGCGTCGTAGTTGAGTGTCTGTGACGATGGTGCCATGGTGGTGTTCCTTTCGAGCGATTAGCCCAGGGATTGGCCTTTCATAGCAGCCTCGAACGACTCGCGGAGAGTCGGGAGGTGCTTCTGGGACGATCCTTGGACTGAAGACGAACTTGCGGTGCGAGGCCGGGGCTCAGATGCGGCCACGGAGTTGTTGGTACGCTTGACCAAAGTGGCGGCGGTGTTGGACACGTCTTGGGTGCGCTTCGCCATGTGGTAGAGGTGCTCCATGTATTCGAACATGGAGACATCAGAGTCAAGAACGGGTTGGAGGCGCCGCCCCAATTCAACGATCTTGGGTTCGAACTGCTTCCAGTCCGGATGAGCGGATGTCATCTGGTCAAGGGTAGAGCGGACCCCTTCTTGGACGGCTTCAGCGCGCGTGGCTTCGAGCTGCTGTTGGATGGGCCTGACCGATCCCTGTACCGCATTGGTGACGAGTTGGTTGAGCAAGGGGATCATTGCCCGCGCCCCCTCTGGACCGAATGCCGATTCCACTTGCTGGAGGATCTGGTTGACGGCGGGTTCGGCCTGCGCATGGCCCTGTGCCATAGCTGCTTGCTGGGGGGTGTCTTGAACCGAGATGCCGTACTGCTTGTTGAGGGCCAAGAGCGTGGAACGCGGGTCTCGCCGCATCTCGTCAATAAGACGGCGGTATGGGGCGAGGGCCTGGGTCTTCTGAGTGTACGAACGCTGAAGGGCCTTTTGGAGGGCCGCAGGGTTGTTCTGGAGAGCCGCGATCTCGTCCGCGGAGAGTAGTTCGTCCGGGTCAGGGGTGGTCGAGGGTTGGGGCGCCCCTCCGCCTTCTCCAACCTGGGAATCGACGGATTCACCCGTGCTCGCTGTGTCGCCTTGGCCCTCGGTTTCGACTGGAGACATGGAGCTGTCAGCCCCCGCCCCTTGGTCGCCGCCGGCCGCCGCCATGGTCTCAGTCACGGTTCACTACCTTTCTACTTGGTGGCCTTCTTGGCCTGGTTGAGCGCGATTGCTACGGCCTGGTTGCGGGATTGGACCGCGGGGCCGGTCTTGGAGCCGGAGTGGAGCGTGCCGGCCTTGAACTCGCCCATGGTCTTTCCCACCTTTGCGGAGAAGGCCGGTTTCTTGGCCTTCTTTGGTATACGGATTTTGCCCTGCATTCCCAGTTTTGTCAACATGTTTGCCGACGAAGTGGCGGGGAAGGGAGGAGCTGCTTTGCCGCCGAAATTCGAAGATCGCGAGGAAGATGGCGGCGAATAGAGCGTGTTCACCTTGAGCGGTGCGTAGATGCCATCCACCGGAGATGTAGAGGAATTAGCCATTTTATGACTCCTTTCCGGCCTGCTTGAGGTTCTTGAGGAGCGGGTTGACGATGCCGGGGCGGCACTTGTTGCACAGCTCAGAGGGGGTGCCACCGTTGCCGACGAGGGCGAGGGTGAGGGTGAAAGTCCCGTCGGTGGTGGTGGGGTTCCAGGTGTCGGCCGGGGTGAGGATGGCGGAGCAGTTGTCGCAGGCGTGGACAAGCATTGGGTTAGACCTCGCAGCCGGGCATGCCCACCCCTCGGGAGTGGTAGTCCAGGTTCCGCTCTTTCATAAGCTGGCGACGCTGCCCCCAAGAGGTGATGTGGATGGGGTCATGGTCAATGTTGTACTCAGTGTAGGCCTTGAAGGAGTGCATCCCGTGAGGGATACCGTGGGGGCAAAATGGCCACTCGCCGACCGAATAGTTCTTCCCGCACTTGTCACACAGGGCCTGTTCCATGGCTAGCCTCGCGGGTTCGGCATCTGCCGGGAGAGTTGCTGGGGGACGTTGTGGGCACCGCGCATGGGAGCGCCGGGTCCAGGGATCGGGGCGGCTGGCGGGTGGAGGCCGGGCGCACCTGGGATGCTCCCCCCGGAGATGCCAGGTTGCGGGCGCGGACCTGCTCCGGGGGGCATCGGGGGGTGAGGCGCCCCTGGGCCTTGCGGGGCGGCGCCGGGCGGCGGGGGTTGGTTCATCTGGATGAGCTGCTGCATGGCCTGCCGGATGTCGGCGAGGTAGGCCGCGCTGGTCACCCCCCACCTCCGCATGGTCATGCGGAAGAGGGTGTCGGAGGCGGAGAGGACAATGCACATCTGGGGGTTCGAGAGGATTTGCAGCACCCGATCCCAGGTCTGCCGCTCGTCGTCGGAAGTGGGAGGAGCGATGGACTCGATGTCCACGGTGGCCTCCCACTCGAAGTCGATCTTGGTGAGGTCCACGGCCTGGATCTTCTGCCAGGTGGCCGCGATGGATTGGGCCTCCATGGCGGCTCCGGGGGAAGTGGGATCGACGTGGGTGCGGATGAGAAGGGGGAGGGTGGCGTACTCGACGATGTTTTCGAGGAGAATCGTGGCGACTTCGGCCAAGAAGCGGGCCACCTTGGAGCGCATCACCCCCCCGCGGATCTTCGAGGACTGTTCGAGGATAGAGGCTTGGGTGGCAGTGGACGAGGAGGTCACCATCCGCTGCTCGCCGGAGACGCCTGAGATTTGGGTGAAGTCCTCCTTGGTGGAAGGGATGGACATGGTCATGGCACGGTCAAGAGGGGCGTCAGGGACTGGAGCGAGAGCGTCCATCACACTCCCGGACTCGATCAACGCGTACACCCCATCCCCGCCAGTTTCGAGCTTCTCCAGCTCCCCGTCTTTGAAAGCCCCGTCCTTCACCAGGTACCGACGGTAAAAGCGCTTCCGGTGAACCCTACTCATCTCCCGGACTTCGTTGTACTCCTTCTGAGGGCTCATCCAGTTGAAGACCGGAGGGAGAGGGTAGAACTGGTCCAGGATCTCGTGGAACTTGAGGACGCGGAGGGGGAGGCGCGAGAAGGGCTTGGACATGAGCAGGAAGAAGTCCATGGAGTCGGGGAAGACGTGGCGGACCATCTTCCTCAGATCCCACACCTTCCAGACCTTGACGCGGTCCTTCCCCTTGCCGTGATCGTCGTCGGAAGGGGTGACGAGGTTTGCCGCTTCAACAGGGCGGCCCCCGGACACCGCCGACCCCGTGCCCTTGAGGTACTCGGTGTTCTCGTACATCGGGTGGGCCTTGAGGTCGTCCAGATGCACCCACTCGTAGTACCCCACCCAATCATTGTCGAGAAGGCGGTTCTTGGAGGGGTAGCCGACGCGGAACTGGGAGGCGGGGATTCGGCGGAAGTAGAACTCCTCCTCGGTGATGTTCACCTTCGGCTGGAGGATAGGTTGCCCTTCGGAGGTGGTGGATTCGGTCTTGCCATCCTCGGCGAGAAGCGGCTGTCCCCCGTCAGGGTTCTCCTCGGTGCCGGTCACCTCGTAGCCCGTCTCCATGACCCCGAAGCGGAAGAATGATTCCTGGAGGGCCAACTCCGCCTCATCCTTGAAGGACTTGCGGGGGTCGGAGAGGTAGGTGTTGGCGGTGTCGGAGAGGAGTCGGCAACGTGGCTCGATGGTGGAGGAGGGGTCGTCGGTGCGGGTCGCGCGGGGGGAAATGTGGATCTGGGGGTAGTCGAAGAGGAGGTCGGGACGGCGCGACTCGATAGCCGGGAAGAACAGGTTCATGGTGTAGAGGGTGGAGCGGGAAAGGACGGTGTCGGACGAACCTTGCTGCTCCCTGGCCTCCTCTGCCGACCACTGGTGCCCAAGATACATCTCCTCCAGTTCCGTGGTGTGGTAGATGTCGTCCCAAGCCTTGTAGGCATCTTCCGCCAGCTTCAGTTTCCCCCTCCACTTGGCGAGGCGATTGGTCTCTTCAGGGGTGAGGGAGACGGGGCCGGCCTGGGTCGATTCAGCGGACATTCACACCTCCGTGGAGGGCAGCGTGGCGCGCACGGAGCCCCATCGACTTGAACGCTGAGGAGTTGACGTAGCGGAGGTGCCTCTGGAAAACCGCGTTGAACGTGCTCCGCGAACTCTTCCGGGATTGGAGGGCGAGGGGGGCGATGGGGGGGCGCGAGGCGATGAGGTATCGGAGAACGTCGTACCCGTGGTCGCGAACGGCAGGGTCACGCTCGTCGCAGAAGACGGGGCGGCCAAGGTCGGTGCCGATCTTCACGCGACGCTGCGACCGCGTATCTCGAAGGATCTCATCGCAACCGTGAGGGTAGGTGTCCGTGCGCTTGACAAAGAAGAGCCGAGGGCTGCCGGGCTGATGGGTGATGGGGTGGATGCGGAGGGGGTCCACCTGGAGGTACTCGTTGATGCGGTTCCGGGTGGACATCTCGGAGTTGTCGGCAGGGTTCCAGAGGAGGCGCGTTTCGCGCGGCAAGGCCCGGCAGTCCGCGTACTCGTCGGAGACGGACCACTTCTCGCCGCTTTTCTGTGCAGTCTTGAGGAAGATTTGGGGGTCGGCCAGGTTGGAGCGGTACTGCTCCCCTTCGGAGAGGTCAGTGATGGCTTTGCGGTGCTGGGAGATGAGAGCGTTGGGGCGGTAGTATTCCCGGAAGACGAAGACGTTCCCGGAGGGGTCCACCCCGAACCAACCGCAGGCGGTGGGCGAAGAGTCCCCATGATCCAGCACCCTGTAGAGCTGGCAGGTGAGGCGAATCCAGTTGAGGAGGTCCGGGGTGGGCTCGACCATGGACTCGGGGGGGATAGTGTGGATCTGCCCCTCGGGGATGCCCCACTCTCCATCGCCGTAGCGGCGGCGGAAGGAGATGTCCTTGTTCATGATCTCCTGCTTGTTCTGCTGGGTGGCGAACTTGTTGTCCCACACCGTCATGGTGATCATCTTGTACCCGAGCTTCCGGTACGTCTCCCGCCACTCTTTGGAGTCCGAGTGGAAGCGGCGATAGAGCCAATGGATTTCGATATCGGGGTTGCAGGTGAGGAGTGGGTAGGTCGGGGGGATGGGGGTGACGCCGTCCGGAGAGAACCAGTGCCAGGGGCGCCCCGCGGATTGCTCGCGCTGGAGGAGCCACTGGGGTACGAGGGCCTTGTCCCACCGGCCAAGCCGGGACATGAGCAGGTCGAAGATTTCCTCCCGGATGTCCTCCGCCTGATCCAGCAGGAACCCGTTGATCTCCAGCCCCTTGATGACGTTTTCAGTCTCAGGGTCGTCGAGGTGCATCCACAGGATCTCGGACCCGTTGTTGAGCTGAAGCACCTTCTCGGAGTCAGCCCGCCTCCCACGGTTGTACATCTGCGGGGGGCAGAGCTTGAAGAACGTCGGGAGGGTGGTGCGCTTCAAGTCCTCCCACTGGCAACGGGCCACAACCCACCGGCTGCCGGGGAAGGCATCCATCAGGTACAGGAGCTTCAAACAGGCCCCGGTGGTCTTCGCAGCATTGAAGCCCCCGGAGAGGAGCAGTGGGGCTGGTCCATACTCGAACGCTTCCCGCTGCTTGAGCCCGGACCACTCGATGGAGCGGGTGGCTACGGCGGCGGTGGCGTGGTTCGCAAGGCGCCCCATGGGCGCTACCATAACACACGTGTCAAGGGGGACACACCGGGGCCGGACCTTGCTGCAAAAGGCGTGCCCCCCCAGACCCCCTATTTATACTTACTGTCACCCTCACCCTTCACTTTGTATTACAAGTATTACCCCTGCTTCTGTATTGCAAAAAATCGGACGGGGGGTGGGGGTCAGGTGTGTGGATGGACCGGGGTCCTGCGTGCAGTGCTACCCGCCCCCCCGCCGGGGGGACTCCGGGGTCGGCATCCGGGTCTCGCGGCGCGCGCGGCTGCCCCACACACTCCCCCCCCCCCTGCCTAGTGTATACATGTATACTGTATACTAGTGGATAGGGCAGCACTCGTGCCTACTTGCCCATGCGTGCATCTGGGATCGGGTGCGGGAGTGGCTGGCGCGGGCCTGGCAGGCTGGCGCAGCGAACGTTTCACGTGGAACGTTGGCCGAAGCGGGCGAGGCGGGCAGCCCTTACCCATGTATACTCAGTATACACTGCACTCGCCCACCCATCTGCCCATCTTGGGGTGGAAAGTAGCGCGGAATGGGGGGATACACGCGG